GAGAATCTGATCTGAGCTCATTGGGTTTGGGTACTTGGACTCGATTCTAGCGAATTCAGCCGCAAGTCTACGATGCATCTGGTCAGGATCAGCTTCCAGAAGAGCGCCCCCACTGTCGTGAAGAGCGTATTTCAGAAATATGTCAGGTGCTAGTTCATCTCCGCTGAAATACTCGCTTGTCCTGTGTAATACCTCATCATTGCTGTAAGTCATCATTTTCCTTATTTGTTTCCGGTAACTTCAAGCCACTTCTTTCTAAGAAGCTTCTTCGCGTCATTATTATCTTGCGTCATTGACTCTGACAGCGTTAAGCTGCTCTCATCAAGAATCTTGATTCTAGACTGCGATGTGTCAATGTGAATAGGGAAAAGGATACCGTCTCGGCCAGCTCGGTTCTTTGCGACAAAAAGCCGTCCAGATCCGTCAGCTTTTTCGCTGGGCTTCCTCGAGATTGAGACAACAACGTCAGCAACCATCGCTTTTCCGTAAGCTTCACTCATGTTCTCAAGTCCGACAACCTCGGCGCCTGATGCCTCGCGGTTTGCCTGTGAGGCCGTCCAGATCGGAAGGTTGAGCTCCATCGCCAGGTTGCGGAGTTCCTCGTAGACGAGCTTCAGCTCGTGTCGAAGCGAGTCAAAAGTCCTTGACGAACGCATGATATCTGCGTAGTCGATAATGATGAGATTCGGTACGAATCCCTTCAAGCTCAGCTTCTCGATATGGCTTCTGATTGTTTGCACCGTAGCAGAGCCCGTCGGGTACTCCTTGATGATAAGACGTCCGAGATCCATGGTCTTGTATCTCTCAAGTACCTCATCTTTCACGTCACAGACATCATTCGCTGGAATCCCGCAGAGGTTGGAGTCATAGCGAAGACCGACGGAGGTTTCGGTGAGTTCGAAAGTGTAATGAACAACATTCTTACCCATCTTCAGGGCATGAGCTCCCATCGCCGTCAGCCAGTGGGACTTACCGACGCCGGTCGGAGCAACAACAACTCCAAGCTCCCCGCGTCCCAGCCCACCACGTAGGATGTCCTTGCCGTCTAGAACATCGAGACCTGTCGGGCACGGGTTACGATTGATCTTAACGAAGCGTGATTCAGCATCCTCAAAGAAATCATGACCGGTGGTGTTCGCCATACCGACGGAGACTGCCTTCTTCATCAGATCAACGACAGATTCAAACTTATCGGTCGCGACCATCTCGACTGCTTTCTCGAGAGCCTCACGAAAAGCTTGTCTCTTGCAGAAGTCGAGAGACTTCTCCTTGACATAGTTGAGATCGCCGGGATCAGGGTTCGCTCGCATCCGGTGCAGGAAGTCGATGATCTGATCCTTTAGGATCACATCAGGACCCTGCTGCAGATCATCCTTGATGATCGACACGAGGAGCTGCATCGTCGGAAAGCATTTATACTTTTCGAAGTGCTTAAAGTAGCGATCCGTCAGGAACGCAAGGTACTTCAGGTCAAAGTAATCCGGCTTCATGACCTCGATTATCTGAGAGGCCCAAGCATGGTCGGTCAGCAGACCTTGAAACACTTGCTCCTGAAAACGCTTGCCGTAATGACGGAAGAGGGGCTCTCCCACGTTGATCTCATTCGAATGCATATTCTCTCTTAAGTATGAAGTAGGTGACTTGTTAGCTGGAAGAAGACGCGTTCACGATCGAAATTGTTGATTCCGGACTTGACCAGCAGCCGCAGGTAGTCCATCTTATTGGCCTCCGGTCTGAATGATTCGAGCCCTGACTCAATCTTACCGACTTGGTTTCCCGAGAGAGAGGAGACATCGAGGTTCATCAGCTGCCAGTTGAGACGCGCCTCGGCCGCGCCCTCGACAATGCTTCGGAACAACTGCGGGCCCCGTGGAGTCACTTTCCCAGCAGCAAGGCTGACAATATCATCCGGGCTGAGCTGGGCCTCCCCTGCGACCTCCGGGAACCTCTTAGCCATAGTCTTCCAACCAGCTCCGTCAATCCCTGGAATCCCGTCCGACCCGTCGCCAACAAAGCAACGGGTCGAGACGAAATTCTTCGCTGTGCATCCAAAACGGGTCAAAACGTCAGGTTCATTGACAAAAGACTTTGAGGTTGGGCTCCAGATCCTGACACGATCATCGAGAAGCTGGTAGTAGTCCTTATCGGACGACATGATGACGCAGGGATCGTCCTTTAGGCGGTAACGGGCAACGTAAGCGATGACGTCGTCAGCCTCGCAGTCGGTGATGTAGCTCTGCTGAACAGGTAGAAGTTTCAGGATCTGAACAAGGGTCGCAACCTGCCAGTTTCGATTTCCCACGGTATCGGGAATATCGCCCTCGTAGTACCTGTTGAGCTTCTGGGGCTTTCGTTTTGTCTTGTACTCTGGGAAGAGGGCTCGTCGTCTGGAGGATCCACCGCCCTCCCAGACAACGATGACCCGCCGTGGGCTCAGAAACTCACATTTCTGACCCATCTCATTGAGGAAGCCCACGATCCCGCCGACAGCCTGTCCATTCGCCCCCAAGGTGGGATTTGAACAAAAATGGCGTGTAAAACAATTCAAGCCGTCCACCAGGAGTGTGGGTCTTCCGCCGAGCATTAGGCCTCCGGATCGATGTCAGGGCCAACCATCTGGTCCTTGAGAGCACGCATCTCCTCGTAAGACTCCGGGTCGATGTCAAGATCCGATGTGCTCACCGCAGTTCGAACGAGAGCCCTCTCGAGAAGTCCGTCTATCCAGGGCTTGTACTGGGGATCCTTCCACATATCACCGAAATCAGCCTTGTAGAACTTCTTCTCGATGATATTCTCGTTCTTCTCGTTCGTCACCTTCATCGTCTTCCAAGCAGAGGTTCCCTCGATCGTCACCTGATGATCGTTGATCATGTCAGGACCATGCTCACGGAGGACATCAAAGACTTCCTCATGCTCCTCGATACCCTTGCCGAAGATGATCCGGAACTCAACCTTACGGAAAGGCGGCGCGACCTTGTTCTTGATTGTCTTTGCCCAAACGTTGATACCGATCGCCTCGCCCTGCTTGTTCTCGATGTGGGATCCCGCACCGAGCTTGAGACGGACTGAGGCATGGAAAGGAATTGCCATCCCACCGGGGGTAGTCGTTGGGTCTCCATGAAGAACACCAATTTTTGTTCTAATTTGATTTAATATCACAAAAAGAACGTTCTGGTCACCGATGACGCCAGTGATCTTTCGCATGCCCTTTGAGATTGCTCGTGCCTGGAGACCGATGGTGTCCTTGTCATACGCGCCTTCAAGCTCAGCTTTCGGGGACGACGCCGCCACCGAATCCCAGATGATGGTGATGGGAACGTCCTTCGCCATCGCTTTTGCCTTCAGGATCGTCTTCTCTGCGATGTCAAGCACCTCCTCGGTGCAGTGAGTGTCGACATAGACAAATCGTTTACTGACGTCAACCCCGAGCGCTGCGAGGTTCTCGACCGAGGTACCATTCTCAGTGTCGATGTAGACCACGATACCGCCCATCCCCTGGGTGGATCGAGCGATCTGCGTCGCGATGTGGCTCTTTCCGATAGACGGGGGACCGAAAATCTCAACGATTCGACCCTCGGGCAGACCGCCCTTCGCTCGATTTGAGACCACCAGATCAAGCTGCTTCGAGCCGCTGGAGATCCAGCGCTTCACGTGTGTCGGAGAGGTGTCAATCGCGAGGTTGTACGCAATACGTGAGCCGTGATCCTTGTTGAGTGATGAAATGAGATCGCTGGTAAAATCATCAGCTGCGGTCTTTGCCGCTGCAGTATCCTTCTTCGCCATTTTTGCTCCTTCTGTATTCTAAAACGAGACACTAGAAAGTGCAAAGGGCAGGGGGCTTATTCAACCTCCCTGCCCCTGCATTACCCTGCTAGTGGATCAGAACCCGCTGTCCTCGAGATCTGCGAATGCATCATCGAGATCTCGAGCTGCTGCCTTCGGACCACCGGTCGACTTCTTGCTCATCTTCGGAAGATCATCATCGAAAGAAGCGAGCTTGTTATCAGTCTCGCTCCGGGAAGTCGATCCACCTCCGTATCCACCGCCCCCACCCCCGCCGCCACGGGAAGTTCCATCGTCGCTCTTCGCGCCGCCGTTGATCCAATCGTTGACGAGCTTCTCGATCTCCTCATAGGGCTTGAGATTCGCGATCTCGTCAACACCGGGGATCGTCTCGATCCACTTCTTCGCCTGGGAGGAATCGCGGCTGAGCGGCTCTACCTTCGCACGGGGGGAAATCTTGGTATCAGCGAACTGCTTACCCGGCAGCTTCGAGACCGAGACACGAATATCACGTCCCTCGAGAGGATCGGTGATATCGCCGTAGTCCTCATCAAGCATGAGATTCAGGATGTCCTGGTAGACCATCTTACCGAAGGACCAGATACGAACGCCCTTGTCCTCCTCACCTCGGACGATGACGGGTGCGAAGGTGCGCATCTTCGGGGCGACCTTCTTCGCGAGCTCACGGCTCGTGTCACTGCCCTCATCGTAGAGCTTACCACGAAGCTCCTTGATGGGATCGGGCTTACCGAACTGGAAAGGCGCGAGGATACCCGGGCTGGTTCCAATGTTGTAGTAGTAGTGACGATCCTTGAAGGGCTGACCGTCGTTGTTCGGGAATGCCAGGAGTCGTACCGTGTACTCCTTGCCTTCCTCGGGCTTCCACTGCTGGTCACGCTTGTTGTTCTTACCGGAGAGTTCGCCGAGCTTGCGGCGGATTGCGTCGAGATCGATTGCCATGTTAGCTTGTGTTTCCTTGATTGATTGTTGATAGACGGAGAGTTTCGGCTTTCGCCTCCCCTCTCCGGTGTTTACCCTATGTCCCGCCTTTCGAGCCAGAACATAGGGAGATTATATGACGTGAATCCGTCTTTTTCAGCTGTTACGCTTTTTCTTCTTACTGATTCCGCCGAACGAGCGGCGTGTGACGTTGACAACATCACGGCGCGGTCCCGAGGGCCTCATACCGAGCGGAAGGGTGTAACCTGCGACCGCACCCGCTCCCGAGAACTCATCAAGTTCCTCCTCATCCATGCACCCGCTGCCCTCGTCGGTGCCGCGAGCGATCTCATCGAGAGCCTCGATGATCATCAGACGAAGAGATTTTCTGTCCATCGTTTCCATAACCTTAATTATTCAGCTCCGACCTTTCTGACGAGGATATCTCGCGCGGAACGTAGGAGAATCGTGAGTGTCGGTTCAGCCGTGGGGGCGAGACGACTCTCGACCCAGTCGGGTGGGCGGCTTGGACCACGGATCGCCATGAACTCGTCCTCGGTGAGCTTCACGTCGTAGTGCTGCAGGAGAAAGAGAGAGCGCTCCGGAACCGTCATTCGCGATATGCTCTCGTTCGGCTTGTAGAAAGCCCCGAGCTTCTCGCGACGCCAGCTCTCCTCCTCAGGCACGAAGTAGGGCTCCTCGAGGTTACCGACCTTACCGACCTCATGCAGCAGTCCGACAACCAGGATCGACGCTGTCGGAGTCCCCATCTCGAAGGTGTCATTGAGACGCTTCATTCCCTTCGCGATCGTGATTGCCTGACGCAGGAGACCACCGGGCTCACACCCTGGGCTATCGTTGCGGGGTTCGGCGGGGCACATCAGGAGGCGCTCCCCGAGCTCATCCATCATACGACCCAGACCCTCACCACGATCAATTTTTTCGATAAGCTTGCTGTAGCTTGACCAGAGATCAGTTAACTCTCGTTCGTTCATCATGCATTATTATCAGCTGAACGCCTGAGCTTTTCAAGACCAGCTGATCCAGAGACCGTTTGCCATAGCATCAATTTTCAGCCGTGACGGCATCGCGATCCGCCCCGTGGACTCGGCAGCCCAGAGCGTTGACTTGATCATCCGTATGGTGACCGCGCCGCTGTTGTATTTCATCAGATCGGATGATGCACCGATGGAAATTCCATTTTTTTTCGCGTACTTTACGGGCTCGCTGTAGAGACCGCTCAGCGGCGACCCCGGCCTCACCGCGTTTCGAAGCAGGTCGAATATATCCTGGAGCCAGTCCTCACCCCCGCCGCTGAACCTTGAGAGGCCCAGGCCGGACATGATCCTCTCCGGATCGCTCTCCGCGAGGCCGAGATCGCTCCAGCCAGGGGGACTGTCTCCGAAGTTTTTATGCTTACCTTGCAGTTTCTTTCTAATCGCTGACATATTACCCTTCCTCTATGTATGCGGGAGTCAGCGAAATCTCGAAGTGTCCCACGGTTTCAATCTCAAGCCCCTCGGCCACAATCTCACGGAGGCGGGTCTCCTCCTCCGGGTGAACGTCAAGCAGGAGCGCGTCATGCAGGACGTAGCAGGGAACAACGTTGAGATCCTCGCCCTCGATCCTCGTGAGCAGGTCCCCGAAACCACCGAGAGCCACATCAACAGCGGTCGATTGCGTGAAATGGGAGACAAGCAGGTGCTGCTCCTTCGCCTCAGGAAGGGGACGACCCCACAGGCTCCTGATCGCACCGGAACCAGCGAGCTCACGGGTAAGACGAGCGCGGAGGCCCGGCAGCCCGAAGTACTCCTCGATCCGCCTGATCGATTGGGAGCTGATCGAACCTACCTCATCGGTGATCCCCGCGCGGGATGAACCGTAGAGAAGCTTCAAGGTGGCGAGCTTCACCTGCCTGCGATTTGAGCCCCCTCCGAGCTTCGCTGCGACATCGGAATAGATGTCGGTAGGTGCAGACCCATCCGAAAGCAGACGTAGGACGCGGGGCTCGAGGGACACAAAGTCGACCTGCATCACACGTCCACCGCTGAAACGGCTTGAAAGGATTCGGCGGTGATTCTTCTGGAGCGTGAGGATGCGAGGTCCCTCCCGCACGGTCAGACGGCCTGTCGCTGTTGCGTGGGAGTAGACGGGTGGTGGGCACATCGAGTCGGCGCCGGGCTCGAAGCTGTCAAGGATGCTTGTCGTTGAACGACCCTGCTCAACTCTCAACGATGCAAGATCCACCCGGCAGGGACGCAGCTTCGATAGGATCCGGCGTGAGGATGCAAGGTGCTCCGCGTAATCTCCAAGCTGCTCGAGAGTGTCATCGAATCCAGATGAGATGCCACGCAGGTGCTCACCGAGCACATGCTGTGGGATGACGAGCGGCCACGGAACCGGGCCCCGTGCGATGTCCTGCATCGAGGCACGATACTCAGCCGGGATCGGATCGGGGGGCTCAAGGTCGATCGTCTCCATCGCAGCCTCGACAGAGCGGGCTCTGGTTGGATCCCCCAGCACCCATGTGCTCTCGTCGAGGGGTCCCCACGAGAGCTTCGATCCACCGACGATGAGATCACGAGGTGAGTTGAGAATTCGACCTGAGACTGCAAGCATGCAGAATACTAACCCTACCCGGGGGTAATTTCACCCAGACACTCATCGATCTTCGCAGCCAACGCTGCCTCCTCCTCCTCGCTGAGCAGCTTGAGGAGGGAGGGCAGGCTCGAGAGCTGCGCAACCGCTGCGGTGACCCTCGCAGCATCCGCGGCGATCTTCTCAGCATCCGCAGTCGCTTTCTTCGCGGCCTCGTCGGCGGCGGCTGCTGCCAGCTGCGTTTCCACTGGAATTGCAGCTGAGAGTTTTTCGAGCGCCTGGGCGGCGGCCTCATTGGCTGCCGACTCGGCAGCGACCTTGGCCCCCTCCAGCGCTTTCTTCGCCTTGATTTCAAGGTCGTAAACTATTCTTTGAGCATCAGCGCAGGCATTCGCAACCTCCCTCCTGACCGCGGCGGTTTCAGCATCGGGGGCGGGAACCGAGGGGGTGGCCTCGGCAGGAGCAGGGGCCACCGCCGCAGGCGCGGCGCCGGTCACTGTGGCGGCATGGACTGAGAGGGCGGCAAGCTGCTGGTTCAGGCTTGAGTATGTGGGAAACCCAGCGCTGTAGGCCATCTTGAGCTCCGTCTTGAAGCCGTCCTTGCCGATCGTGGAATCGACCGAGACCACGAAGTAGCAGCTGTCGAGGGATGTTCCGGTCCCAAAGTCAACGAAAAAACGCTGCATCGGGGAGAAGAGCGGGCATCCGATCGTGCTCATGCTCAGCTGCGCGGGGAGAACCTGCATCGGCACACCGGAGTCAACGTTCTCCTCCGCTTTCTCGCCGGGAGAGTTGAACGCCCTCATCAGCATCACATTCGCCAGACCCGCGTTCCCGCCTGTCGTGAGTGAGGCATTGGTGACAGCCGAAGTCGATGAACCATAGGTGATGGTGGGCATTCCGGCCGAAACGACGCGCTTGATATCTTCGTAGCTGCCTTTTATCCGTAGGAGGACGGTGCCGTCCTTGACCTGAGAGTTCAGGGTGGCGGCGTTGCTCTCGTTGGTGCTGATCACATCAAGTGATTTCTTATCGACTGCCTCAAGGATACCGGCGGCGAGGCCGGCGGCGACAGCCTGCAGGGCTGCAGCTTCTTTCGCGGTGTTGCTGCCGCCAGAGGCGACGTACTCGGCCACCGGAACCTGGATCATGCTCAGCTCGTTGTCCTTTGCCGCGGTGATGATCTCGGACAGGGTTGAGTTGGGTTCCATGGAACCATCGTAGACGTGTATCTTGATCAGTGTCTTGGGTTTTCCCGTGGTGGGATCAGGAATCGGGATGCCAGCCATGTCGAGGAGTTGGGTCCCCTCCACTGCGATCTCAACGCGTGGAAGCTTGAGCTTTGCCTCAGGAACCCCGACATCTCGCAGACGCGCCTCGAGGGTCAACGCGGCGCTTGGAGTGAAGGGCTGAGACTTCCCAACGGCAGGCTTGATATTGACAGGGCTGACGTCGGTCGCCTCCGCCTTTCCGGCTCCCGCTACATCTTTTGCTTGATTGTAGAATCCAGCCATCAGGTAAGCGCGGGCAGGCGCGAAAGCGATGAAACGATCGTTGAGCAACCTGACCAACGCTCTTGCGGAGAGCTCCGGGACCTCCCGCGCCGCGGCGGCGACCGCCTCCTTAAGACGACCCTTCTCGATCGGGAAGCAGCTCGTCGGCAGGTCATGCACGGTTCCAGCGTACTTGTTGAAAGGGTAGAAGATGACCTGCACCTCATCGTACTGTCCGGTATTCTTGATCGGCTCGGCGACCATCTTCATGAAGACCGACCCGAAGGAGACAAACTCAGTCAGCGCAGCGTTCGCCTCCGGGGCGTACACACCCCCGCTTTTTGACGTTGTAGCGTTGATCTCCTCGCGTGAGCCGCTCGCCGTGGTGCTCAGGGCCACGATCAGGTTCGTGCCCAGTCCCTTCGTCCGCTTCTCATCTTTCGTGAATGATGTCGCGAAGCTGTCACTGTCGAATGTCTTGAGCGAATCGATGATCCCAGTGTAGGTTTTCTCGACCGCAGATGCAAAACTCCCAGCAGCGCCATCATTCGCGGAGGCCCCCATCGTAGCACCGTAGAGATTGTGCAGTAGGGTCACGATTTCTGGATCGACCTGCTTGGAGTCGAGCAGCTTGGAGATCTCTTTCATTTTTTCCGTGCTAGCATTTGCGCTGAGGGCTGAGCTCGGATCTCTCAGCGAATCGAGCACATCGTACTGGGCCATCGAGGGAGTGGTACCTGCCCCACGCAACTCAGAGAGGCGATTGTTGAGATCACGCGTGAGCTCACGGACACGTGTCAGCGGATTTACATCGAGAGTGCGTGGCCCGATGTAAAGCATATCGATGCTACCGACCGTCTGGATCGACAGCGTCACCTTGATCTGACCGCCCTCCTCGAATGAGTACGAAGAGTTGGAGATCCTGTAACGCGCCTGGTGCTTTAGCGCGTCAAGGAACTGACCGATCTTGTTCCTGGACGATGCGCCACCCTCTGGATGTGACCACCCGTATGTGATATCGAGAAACGTTGTTCCGTACAGGTCCGGACGAACGAAAGCTGCCATCTCGCGGAGGCGTGAGCGGTCGTGTATCGTGATCTCAAGCCTTCCCGTCGTGAAAGTGAGGACACCGCCCTGCAGTTTCGTCGTCAGCTGCAGGTTTCCAAGGCTCGCGAGGGGCCGCATGCGGTCGATGATAGGAACAAACTCGAAGCCAGTCTCCCCCATATTGACAAGTGTTTGGGGCGACGTGAAGAGCTCGATGCCCGCGCGGTTTCCCTCACCGAGATCTAGCACCTCACTTCGAACCTGCTCCGCGTAGCTTCCGATGATGGCCTTGTCAGCGGAGCCGAGGGTCGGTGGGTTAAGAAACCCGTGAAGGGTCAGAGCAGGAGCGGTGGTACCGACAGTTCGACGGGTCGCCACAAGCTCAAGATTGATGTACGGAACGCACTTGCTGAACTCCAGGGTGGGAATCGCGTTCATGAAAATTTCGATCGCGCCGGTGTCCTTCATCATCGGGCTTATGAAAGGATTAAAGACAGCCACAGCGTACATATTCGGATCTAACTTTGACGGTTTCGGAGTTAGGCTGCTTTTGATTGCGGCGAGGGCGTTTAACGGCTTCGCGTCGAAAGATTCCGTTGAGGGCTTTTTGGCGTCAGCTTTCGGATCGGGTTTGTCAGGAGCGTAGAACTTGAGCTGGCCGTTGGGGGTTTTGGCGTCGTCGGTGGTGGCGTTCGTGACGTACTTCGCCAGATCTTCTTCGGCGATGTTGCTGGCAAAAGACCCGATTCCCACGGAACCGTTTATCAGCTCCGCGATCTGATCTGCAGACCCGACCCCAGAGCTGTACGTGACGTTGCGGGTGATGTTCACCAGCTTCTGTAACGTGTCATTGAGCGAAGGCGTGTCTGCGACATCCTCTCGGATTCCCGCGAGCTTCTCGTTGAGAGCCCACGATTGATCGATGAAAGCTCCGTCCGTGACAGCCTGGAAGTACAGGGCAAGGTCACGGACAGCCTGCGAGATGAGCGGGGAACGCGGCACTAGGAGAACCTCAGGGCTTCAGAGAGGCTTGTTGGAATGAGGATGCGCGTCCCCGGTGGAACCTGCAACCACCAGCCGATCTCTGATGCGGCAGCGATCACCCACCAGAGGTTGCCATCGCCGTAGTACTGGCCTGCAAGCTGATCGAGGCGCTGGCCCTCAGCGAGTATCACCTCACGGGTGCTCAGCTGACCCGAACGGACAGCGTCACGCAAACGTAGGAAGGAGCTTGCAGTCGCGAGGCGTTGCGGTGTTCCTGTGATGATGTCCTTCTGGTACCTGCTGACAGCCATCTTTGATGCTCCTGAGTGTTAGAATAACTTCTGGAGTATGCTTTGTTTAAACGCCTGCTCATACGCCACTTTTGCGACCGCCGTCTCGGTTTTTCCAGCCCCGCGGCTGAGTGTCCCGACCCCGTACGGCTCCTGCTCCCCACCCTCGACGATCGAGTTGACGAGGCCACCGACTGGGTAGATCGGTGCCCTATTGAAGCCCTCGTGATCGAGGCCCGGCGCGATGTCGTGGATAGGATCAAAGCTCATCTGCACCTTGCAGGATCGCGGAGCACGATTACCTGGGCCATCCTCACCCGCGCCCCAGAGACCATCCATCCAGGTAAAGCTTAGAGATGTGACGACCGAGGCGAGGCCCATGCCTCGGGTGCTCTCGAAGGATCGAACGATCGCGTTGTTAGCTGGATCGTAGAATGATGTCACGTCTGTGCTTACATCAAATCCTGCAGCTGCAGCTTCGGTATAATTTCCAGCATCTACTATTATCGATTTTCCGGAAGGGGAAGGTGAGCCCTCACCACTGATAATTATGAAAATGTTGTCGGAAATCTCCTCGGTTCGCGTTCGATCTTTTATAGCAGTTGCCGCTGAGTCAAGCCTGACAGCAGACTGACCGTCGGCACCGGGGTAGTATCCAGGTGAGATCGTGTAAAGCACACTCGCTGCTAAACCAGCTGTAGCTGTGCTCTGCTTTTTCTCATTGTCTTGATATCCGAACAAGCGTTTTAAGTTAAAACGCGAATAATTCGATCTAATCAGATCTCCTACGCGAACCCTAATCACGGGTGTCGCAGTTGGGATCTGTGAGAATGGTTGCGTGAACTTAATGTCATTATCAGTTTGTAGAGCTCTACCCTGTGACCACTGCGGATAGACCATCGTCGTGAGCTTGTTGATCTGCCACCACATGTATTCAAAATCCTGCGGGTTCGTGGCGATGATATGGAAGGTGCAGCCCACCGAGCGTTTCGTGTCCTTGTAGGTCTTGATCTCCTCGATGCGACCGTAACCACCAGCGTTGTTGTAGTTTGCCTGATAGCTGTCGCTGAGATCATCGAGGAATGCGTGAAACGCGATGATCTCATTCGTTCTGAGGTCCTGGAAGTAAAAGGGCATGTACTCAGCATCGAGTGTTGACTCAATCTCTGAGACCTGCTCAGGTGAGAACCTGAGCCGACCGTCGGTGCTGCCCTTTGCTCCCACCGACTTTATCCGGGTCGCAGCTGCCGAGCTGCCCAGGAGGTCGGGATACGCCTGCGAGGCTCCGGATGGAACGAGATGATACGATGGAAGGTCAGCCAGCGAGTAGCTCACACCGCGACGGTTCTGGATCTTATCGCCGTAGACTCTTCTCGCACCGAAACCCTGCATAAGGGTCTTTTGGCCATCCCGAGCACCCGCATCGAACGTTGAGTACACAACGCTGGGTGTGGACTCAAGGTCGCTCTTACGGTAATCTATCGCAGCTGCCTGCGTGTAAGCGAGATCACCGATCTGCGCGAGTGTGTTGACAAACTTGAAGAGCTTCGAGTCGAAGATGCTCGGTGCGCTGCCTACACCGAGAATATCAAGTGCGGCGGAGCCGGCAGCTGCCCCAAAGCTCTCGATTGAGCCGCCGAGCGCGGTGGTGTTCCTGTTGAGCTCACGGATGATTCCCATGTAGTACTGCCGTGATGACGGATCCGCGTAGATGACAGCAAGGCGGACGGTTATCTCAGCGAGAAGCAACGCCGTGTTACCGTTAGCTGACACGACACCGCTCCTTAGTATGATGGACGGATCGATACCGTATGAGACCCCGAGGAATGAAGCGAGACCAGCGACAACGCAGTCACCGTAACCGATGAGGCTGTTCGTCGGAACGTAGATGGGATTCTGCAGAGTGAGTCCGGTCACATCACTGAGCGCATCGAGTCCTGCAGAGATTATCCCAAGCGCGGAGTTGCTCGGCTCATACCTGAACTTTCCAGATTGGAGCTTCCTGTTGTTGGCCAGGCCTGAGTTGACCTCAGCTGGCACGGAGGCCGGGGCGATCGATGGGATGAACGAGCCGATCACGGCGGTGGCGAGCACGGCGGCAACGAACGTACCACCGGTGACGAAGGCAGCGAAAGCTGCCTGTCCTGTGTTGCCACCTGTGTACGGCGAGTCAGGATTGAAGGAGACGGGCCACACACGCTCGGTGTACGTTCCCGTGGTGGTTCCCAATCCGTCATCAACGACGGTGGAATCCTGCCCACGACTCAACATCACGCGGTTGAGATCCTCCAGCGAGGTTCCCTGCGCAGCGATAGCGACCCTGACGGGCTCCTGGATCTGTGAGATACCGCCAGGGCCGTTTATCCACTTATCGAAGCTCTCGTACTTATCGGGATCCACACCCATCGCCGAGACCATCAGGTTGCGACCTATCTTCGCGAGGTCCTTCGGTTCGGTGAATTTTGCATCTGGGACGCTGTAGGAGGAGCCCAGCGGGCTGTCCCCGAGCCGGACCCTCTTGCTCACGGAGCTCACATCACCAGAGATGAAGCTCCGTTCGTCGAACTCCCTGCCATCCTCGACGGTCATCTTACCTGAGTACAGATTCTTGCTGGACAGGGCCTGACCGATCGATGTGGCGTAAGCTTTCGCGCCCGCTGTTGTTGTCCTTACGGGCCCGTTGTCCGTCTCAGAGCCCACGACACCTGGTAGCAGCTCATGGCCGGTTCCTGCCACGGTGGAGCTTGCGGAGCCCAACGGGCCCGTGACGATGATATCACTTGTGTCCCCGAAGATCTGTGAGGGTTCACTCTCAAGATCCATCGCATCATCGAGCCCAGGCTGATCCGTAAAATTGGACTGATCGCTTGCCTCCACTGACACCGGAAACGGGTTTGCGTGGGGCGGTGGGGTCGGCCCGTTGTACTCTATGATCTCTGGGACCGTGTCAAGGGGGGACGTGCCCTTTGTCAGGCTGCTGATATACGAGCGCAGGGTGAGCTTGCTGCTGCTGGTGTAATCATTCTCACCAGGAACAAGGTAGCCATCACCGTCCGTGTTGTCCAGAGCTGGGATTCCCGGGGGCGCGGCTCGTGTGCTTGACATCAGAATCTCCTGGGTTGCCGACGACCTGCCTGCTTGGGCGCGGCGGCGCCATCCTTATTTAGGGAGGTCGCAAATTTATCCAGCGTGTCCGAGGGCAAACCCGCGCAGAGCTGCTCGTAGGGTCGAAGCTGCTCCTCGAGAGCGGCGAGGGCGGCGGCGCGGTCAGCCTCGGGCACCTGCTCGAGAAGCGACTGGTAGATCGGGGTCATTTTGAGAAGATCAGACAGTGTCATTTAGGGGGGCTCGGCGGCTGCGGGCGTGTGGCGCTACCGGCTGCACCCTTGTAGCCGACGTCGTCGTCCGACTTGAAGACATCGTTGACACCATCGTTGAGCTGCATGAACTTGGTGAAGTCATCGGTCGCTTGGACGTAACCATTCATGATCAGGGACTCGGAGATCTTCTGGGCATTCATCGACACGTTGAGCTGCACGTTGACATTCACCGCCCCACCTGCAATCTTCATCGAGGTCTTCGCGAGTCGCATGTTACTCTCAAGATTTTCGATCGTTGCATCGAGTCGCACGGTCTCGAGATCGGAGAGGATGTCGTTGATCATCGATGTATGCTCGACAAGGGCTGTCAGACGCTCCTGGAACTGGGTCATTCGATCCTCACCGAGACCTGTGATGACATTCTCGATGTTACCCGAAATGCCTGAGATGTCGTTCAAGGCCTCATTGAGAGGTTCGATCTCCTTTACCGCGCGAGCCATCTGCCTGATGTTCGCAGTTATCTGGGAGCCGATCGCAAAGTCGGGAGAGAAAAATGTGTTCAGCCCGAGAGCAAGGTCACCGAGACGTTCGATGAATCCGAGCGGTTTTTCACCGTCGGGGGCGGTGAGGGCGGTAAGCTTGTCAGATGCTGTCATCACCTCACCTGTGCTGTTGAGTGAGGTGACAATTTCGTTCAAGGACGCGACACCACCTGCCAAATTTTTCGCGCTTGCGGCAGCGCCATCGGTGACCGTCCCCGGGGCGAGCACGGTGTTGAATGACGTGCCGAAAGCGCCGAGAGATGCCATGAACCCCTCCGTCGCGGTGAGTCTCTGCATAGTTTGTGATGCCCGAGGGACACCAGTCATCCCGGTGAGGGATGTGATGATCGTGCCGATCGCCGTGATCGAGTCGCTCAGCCCCGTGAGCGCGCCCTTCGCGGTGCCGGTATCAACGATTCCCGTCGTGCCAGTAATCTGACTGGATAGCTTGCCCAAATTCGGGATGAAGCCCTCAGTGCCCTTATCAACTAGAAGATTGATCTTGGCCGTGGCGTCACTCAGGTCAGGCATCCCGACGAGGGTCGTCATGATCGATGAGATGGTACCCATCGTCTCCCCCAGCTTCTTGATCGATTCAGCCCTTGCCACAGCGGCCGTGGCGTCCGGGATCCTCCCGAGCTCTGAGATCAGCCCATCTTTGCCGTCCTTTCCTGCCAGCAGGTCGATCGAGATCGAGACGGCACTGAACAGCTCATCGGGGTCAGGACCTAAAAATCCCTTCGGAACCGCAGCATCGATCGCCGTGATCGCCTCGATGATGCCCTTGAGCGCCGTGGATGTTCCCTTCAGCGCGTTGATGTCACCGCTCATCTCGCTGGATTTTTTGAGATTCGTGATGAAAGTATCATCGCTGAACGGTGCAACAAGCTGCGAGAGCACACCCCCGATCATCCCAAGGACCTCGGACAGCAAACCCTTCGCGGTCGTGCCGGCGCCGGCAGCACCAGCCAGTGCCGATGCCGCGGCGATGGCGAGCATGCCTCCCACTCCGACCTTTTCGTACAGCATGCCCATGCCGTACATCACAGCGCCGATGGCACCGCCGGCGGCGAGCATCACACCCCCAAGTGCGAACAGGTTGTTAAACGTCACCGCCTCCAGCTTGCCAGCTGCCTCTGCAACGAAGTCGATGAAAGTGACAGGGCTTCCTTCCTTGAGCGGTTGCATGAAGGCGAGAAGGACCTCACGGATGGCGAGCCCGATGGTCTTTATCGAAGACGCGATGGCTGTCGCCATCAGGGCCATCTCAGCTGGCTTCTGCACGATGTCAAATAACCTTGACATGATCCCAGTGCTCGCCGTGAGGACCTTTTCGACAGGTTTTCCCACCCCACTCTCGAGTCCGGCGGCGACACCGGCGGCAGCACCACCCGCGGCCCCTGTTGCCGCGCCCGAACCCACCGCTGCGCCGACGGTGTCGAACACCCGTCCAGTCTCATTGAAGAACGAACCTGCGATGCTCGTCAGCGCTGTCATGATCGGTCCACCACCGACGAAGAGACCCGCGATCGCAGTTGAGATGGGATACGTCTTGAACATCCTTAGGATCGCCTTTATCAACGCACCCGCGATGTTGGGCATCTGCGCTAGAAGCGCCGGGACGGCTGCCTCGAGTCGTGCGATCGATTTCGAGAAGCCACCGGTGACAGTGGAATCGCCGGAGCCTGTGAAAAGCTTATCGAGCTCCGTGATCCACTTTGGGATGCTTTCGGCAAGCCACTCGACCCCGCCGATGAGGACGTCAAGCAGCAGCTGTCCAAACCTCGTGGCCAGATTCCCCACGCTGAAGCCCGCTGTTCCACCCGTGAAAGCAGTAGAGATAGAGCCGAATACACCGCCGAGGAGTTTTTTGACAGCGCCGATCACATTACCCGCCCTCATGTCCTCCGCGAATGTTTTGACAGTCGCGGCGAGGTCTGTAAACATAGTACCGATCGTCAGCATGATGTTGCTGAGACCTCCTTTGCCGCCCTTGTCAGGAGGGAAAAGAAACTCTGCAAAGATCTTACCGACGCTGCCGCCGATCTTCCCCACCGCCATCAGCATCCGGGCAAGCTCGGCGAGGAGATTTTGTGGCCCTTTATCTCCCATGAAGCCCTTTGCGAATCCCGAAAAGAACGCTGTCATGAATCCCGTCACGTCCTCGAGTTTAACAATAACATTCTCAATGTTGTCTGCAAGGCTCCGGAAGGTCTCCTCGGTCGATTTCTGCTTCTTGTTCGCTGAGTCAGCGCCTGCGACGATGTCATCGTAGGACATCGCCATGCCCTTGGAAGAGAGAGCTAGGAGCGTCTGCTCCTCCGTGAGACCTGATGTCGAGGCAAGCAGGGCACGCTCCTGGCGGGACATCGAGTCCACGGAGCGACCCGTCGCTGCGAAAGCTCGCTGGACCTCCTGGAGACGCGCGGCAGGGTCCTGCATGTTCATCATCTTCAGGGGATCAAGGACAAGACCGAAGCCCTGCGCGAGCTGCGCGGCGGCCTCGGCGCCCTGCTCAAAATCATCGAACTTGTCGACGAGGCCCGTGAGCTCGGTGAGCTCGATGCCTAATTTGCGGGTGAAGACGGCGGCCTGCGTGATCTGCTTGACGTAATCACCCGTCATCTTACCCAAAATCTTGAAGTTGTTCAGGGCAGCGCCGACGTCCTTACCGAGGACTTTCGTGGAGACGCCAAAATTTCGTCCAATCTTATCGACCGATGAGAGTATCTCCTGCCCGAACGTTTTGACGCTCTTGCCCCCTAGCATCGCAAGTCTTGCAGTCTGCTGCATCGCCTCCGAGGAGAAAGCGAGGCCCTCCTTGAGGAGGTAGAGCTCGTCCTGGGCCGTGTTGAAGTCTGAGCCCAGGGCATCCACAACCGAGCCTAAGTCATCGAAAATCTCCATCGATTTTTGGACACGCTCAATGGCGCCCTCGATTCCCGGCGCAAACTTGGATGCAAAGACGTTCGCCCCGCCCGCCGCCTCCTTCAGGCTGCCGCTCATCGTCTTTGCCATCGTTTTCACGCGGGCGGCGGAGCTCTCAGAGAAGCTGCCAACCTTCGCGCGGACCTTCTCAAATGCGTCCGCGAGATCATACATGGCCTGCATCATCTCTGCGGCTTTCTTGATGATCACATCGTAAACAGACGTGAGGATGCCGAATGCTGCCTGCACGGGATTCGCGATGATGTCTGCGAGAGACTCGAAGTTTGTTCCGAGCAGGGCAAGTGCGGGGTTTACGGCATCGTTGATTGACGTCCATGCCTTATCACCCACGAACCCCTTCAACGCCTCCGTGAACTTGCCCCACATACCGGTCGCTTTCTCGGTCTCAGAGCTTGCAGCCGACATGCTCTCCGTCATCGTGTTAACAGCGCCAGCAGCTTCACCAGCAGAGTTGGTCACCTCACGGAAAGCGTTTGCCTGGGTTCCGGATGCGCTCGCGAGAGAGGTCAGCAGCTCACGTTGCTGAGTGAGAGTGGCATTAATTTCCTGCAGGATCTGTAGTTGCTGGGTTTGAAGGTCCATGCTATTTTGCCAGTTCTATCCCTAACTATGCGACCGCGATTTTTTCAGTATCTCCACTCCCTTCCGATAACGCGTTTGAACTCGATCGCAGCGACCTGACGCGCGTGCACCATCTCGGTGATAGTATCAAGGTTCGCGCTGCTGCTGCAGAGAGCCTCGTAGAGACGCCGTGACGCGTTCATAGCGTCGCGGATCGCCTTGACCTGTGTCTCATCACCGGAGAGGCTCGGGGCCCTCCCTCCCTCAAGGATGTATCGACCGGTAACCTTGAAAATTTCTGTGAGAACTTTGTCCTGCTTTTCCATTTTATGAAGCTCCTTGCGGCTAAGTATTACGTGAATCGACGAAGCCGCGCAGGAGTCTCCCCCCGCTGTAGACCCATCAGAGAACGAGACTGAGCATCATTCTGATGAAGGGCACGGGTGGGAGTGTTCTGCTTGTCACTGTTACGTGACAGCTCCTTGTTGAGCCGCGTAATAAACCAGATGCGGTACTGGATGGGAATGTTGTAACACTCCCAGTAGCTGAAGCCCATGTAGTACATGAGCAGGAAACTCTGCTCGAGGTAGATCTCGCGATCCTCAGGTGTCAGGCCAAAAAAAGCTGGCGCCGAGCGGTACCCGCACCTCACTCTGCTCACCGCAGGATGAGCAATCAAACTCGCCCTTCATCTCGATCCCAGGCTCATTCGCTTCGATATGCTTCCGAAGAGTCATCGAATCACGAGCAGGCATGTTGCGGATGAAGCCGTTGACCGAGGAACGATCGGTCTTGCCGTCGACCGAGACGATGGAGTACTGGAGACGGGTGGTCACCGCACTGTCGGCGATCGCGCCTTGCTTCTTCGCCCGCTCCGAGATGGTGTTGATCTCCTCCTCGTCACGGCCCGTCAGGAACTTGAAGTGCACAGCCTTCTTCGTGACCGGGAGCTTAAACTCGAAGACGTTCTGCCCGATCACGACGGGATCAATCTCGAGACGCTTGATCGGCATGTCTGCAAGGTTGAAGTCCTGCTTCGATCTGACGTTGCACTTCGGGCAGTCTGCCTCAACCTTGTACTCGGCCCCGTAACCAGTGATACGGAGGGCAACCATGATCGCGTTACGGTCACCGGCGAGGATGTCCTGCACCTGGATCCGCTTGTCGGTCAGGCAGCTCTTGATGAGCTCGGTGATGACGGTGCCTTTCTTGATGAGGGCACGTGAGGTGAGGATGTCCTCCTCACGTGCGGTCATTGCCCTGATGTCGACCGTCTCCTTCCTGTGGAGGGGTGACTCAACCGGATAGACCGTACCGTTCGAAGGAAGCGGGACCGACTCGATCGGAACCTCAAAACCGAAATCATCGCGCATGACATCCTTCGTCTGGATGCCTGCCGGAACCGCGCCACCGAATAGTGCACTACGATCTGTCTCGACTGCCATGTTATTGACTCCTAAAGATTGCTAAAGCAATTATCAGTTGATCAAGTGGCAGGTAAAGTAAATCTATCGCAGAGTTCTTCAACGGCGGCGGATCAGAATCCGCTTGCGCCCTCGGCACGAGCTAGCGTCCTGGCATACTCTTTGACAAAATCCGGAGGGAAATTAGACTCTTCCATACCAAGAATGCTCATGGCCCCCCTGATCCTCTCTTCATTCTCGTAGGACTTGGAAGTTGGATACAGGTCCTCATCAGGATCACGCATGACCCTCTCGATATCGTACATAAGATCTTGAAGGTCGTCCTCGTCGAGGGGGTCGTCCTGCTCGATCCCTCGGAACGCCTCACGTATGTTCGGGCGTATGAGCTTTGCAGCTTCTTCTCTGATGATTGCGCGAAGACGGGACTCAGTAAGGCTAATCGACATGTATCGCTCTTGTTTCAGGAGTAAATATA